TAAGGTGCATGACAATAAATCATTTATTAAAAAAGCAAAAGAGGTCCACGGTGACCTATACGATTATTCTCTTGTGCATTATGCAGATTCTCATACTAAGGTAAAGATAATTTGCAAAGAACATGGTATTTTCGAGACAAAGCCTTATGTACATATTTGTGGTGCTATTTGTTTTGAATGCTCATATCTTTCAAGAGAAAAAGAATTAAATTGGACCTCTGACAGGTACAAAAATATTCCCACTACCTTATATTATATTAAACTTAAAAAAGAAAACTTATATAAAATAGGCATAACAAAAAGAACTGTAAAGCAAAGATTTGGCAAAGAGATGAAAAATATTGAGGTAATATACGAAGAACTTTTTGAAGATGGTTCAGAAGCATTCAAAAAAGAGTATAAAATCCTAAAAGAAAATAAAGAGTTCCAATATAAAGGACCCAATATTTTAGGAGCAGGCAATACCGAATTATTTACTAAAGATATACTGTATATAAAAATATAAAAATATAAAAATATAAATAATTAAAATCTCACACTTATGAGTCCAGGAATAAAGTCCTGAGTTTGTGGATAGATAATAAATCCTCAGTATAGCCTCTTCTTAAGTAGGCCAGAAAAAATAAAAAGTTTTTTTCAAAGTTGCATTAGGATTTTTATGTAAAAATCATTAAAATTTCTCTTATATAAATAAATATAAAAGGATTAAATATGCAATATCACTTTCATCAATCAATCAAAAACTATACAATAGCACTTTTAGATTTATTCAATGACATTCATGTACCCAGATTCAATAAGGCTGGAGACAAAATTTCTGACAATATAATTCCTATAAAATTTGGAAACAGAGACAAGGCTTTTATGCTCTCTGAACATGACCTCGAGAATCTTCATACAGGCAATGTTAATGTCCTCCCTAGGATGGTTCTGCAATTTGATGGAATGGCCAAGGCTCCAGACAGAGACACTAACAAATTATCAAAAATCAACAAACGAAAGATTGGGACTGATCCCAGTTCACTCATGTACAATTATCACTACAATGCCGTTGCTTATGATTTTAATTACACAATCTATATAGCAACAAAAACATTCACTGATGCTACAATAATCGTTGAGCAAATTGCACCAATGTTTAGACCTGACATTACGATAAAAATTCAGGAACTTGACATTCAGGAAAAACCTACATCGGTGCCTGTACAAATCCAAGATTTCAATTTTACTCTCCCTGAAGATATGAGTGAAGAGGATATCAGGATTATTGAGGTTGATTTTTCACTTACTGTAAAAGGAAATCTATACCTTCCAATCACAGAGGCAGAGGTTATCAAACACATCGAGGTTAATATGGACATCATTGAATCCAGAAGGACTGAAGCATCTGAAAAATACGGTTTGGATTTTGAAACCAATGTTCAATCATCCCAAATGAACACTGAAACTGATGAATCATTGCTCCCTGTTGATAAAAATGATATTCCAAGGGCACAAAAAGATAGCAAAACTGAAATAAAACATTACAAAAATAGTGGTGAGATTTTTAAGGAGGATGAATAATGGCTGATATAGGACAAACACCTGATACTGATATTGATCCATTATTGGATATGGCTGATGATGAATTTGATGATATGATAGATGACATTCTTGATGATGAGAATGAGGACATTCAGGAAGATGAAATTTTAAGGGATGCTAAAAAATTTTTATCTCTCATGGAGGAATTTGACATCAAAGAAGGCTCTAATATGGAAACAAATCTACAAAAAAATAAAAAAGATATAATACAATCTAAAGTAACTCTTGTTACTGATGATGATGTCAAGGAATATACAACAAGCATTGTAGAATCTAATGAACTTCTTGAAGATTTTATTTTGATAAGGGAGACATTAAGGGATGACATTAAGGCCACAAGGATCGTCCTGGCTGCTCTGAGTGAGGATTTATCCTCGACATCAGCTGAAGACATGAATGGTCAGGTTGTTCTTGCATTCTCTGACATGAAAAAATCTAATGTCAAATCTATGGAATTGTTAATAAATTCATATGAGAAGGTTGCTCAGACTCAACTCTCAGTCAAAAAATTAACTCAGGAATTGAAAACCGAAGATGATAGGCAGAATCAGACAGGGAATGGAACAAGCATTCAAAATGCCATGTTCGTCGGGAGTCCTGCTGAACTCCTCGCAAGTTTACAGGATGATTCTTAATTCGCTAGTCTGTATTGACCCAGTGCTTGAACCAATTCCATCTCAAATGAATTGAATCTACCATAGGATTGGAGTTTTTCTAGGTCTTCGATTTTGGCTAATGAAGTATTTTCACACACTATCAGACCAAAATTATCAGGATCAAAATAGTAATAACCTCTCCTAAAAAGTGATGCTGTTTCATAGATTTTTTCTGGCAGCACAATACTAATTGCTGTCATAACACCTTTCAGGCTATATTCATCTTCATGAAATTCTGCCCAAGGATAGAAATTTTCTGGGTCTTGTAAAAAATAATGCAATTCATCCAAATCTCCCGAAACACCAGGATTAAGGCTAATCACTGTTTTATGATTGAGTGACCAATCCCATAAAATGTTATAGGCATCTTCATTCTCATTTTCTTTAACAGTCACACAATCATCATTGCCTGGATTTGGTAAATATTTATTGAACATTTCTACTGTTGAGTGTAATGTTTGAATTCCTTTTGCCATCGGTGATAGCATAAAGTGACTGAACGTGTAACAGCGTTTTTCTTGATTTTTAATTTTCATTATTTTCCTTTATAATATAATTATAACAAATTTTTTCTTAAAATTTCTGATAATCATATAAGTGAGGATGCTCACCATCCTCATGCTAAGTTACCGTTTCCTTAGTAGTTTTCTGCTATTACGGGTTACTGTTACTCTCAGTCTGCACCCACCGGTCCTGCTAAACCAATAATACAGGTCTTTATTTTTACAACTTTAGAGAGCTCATTCTATCCCCTCCGACTTATGATGCATATATTTTCATCATTATCGCTTATCTGATGGTTTTGCTTTAATGGGATAATCCCAGTTCTACCTTAATAAAGCATTCTGTTTGAGTTGCCCTGCCCATGATAATCTCATATCACTTTCGCCATACTCCGCTCTTACTTCTATGGCTTTTATCTCCTCGGTGCTTTCTTGCTGGACGAAGATATTTTACAATTGCTTTTAACAATATCCATTCTAGCGTTTAATCTACCATGAAACTCTCACGTCACATGGGGCCGATTTAGGCCACTCTGCCAGAGGTAATCTTTTGTCAGGACTTCAGTCCATCCTCAAACCCTCTCATTTACTCTTCATGTTAAGCACGGTTTTAGGGCATTAACCCCTCATCTTGCGATGACCACGAAGCAGCATTCGTATCATTCCTAAAAATTATGTAAACCCACCGTTTTCTCGGGCTAATTTTATGATCGAAATGGTTCTTTGAACACTACGAAAACAAAGCTTATGCATTTTTTGTTCACTGTTTGTTATGCACTTTTGCCGTCATTTAGTCGGAGACGACAATGAATGCTAATTTCTCCTAGAGTTAATATCCCTATTAAAAATAACATCTTCTATAAGAATATCAATTTTTTTCTGAATCAAATATACCGATGATTCTCCTTTGATTTTTCTAAGTCCATTTAACATTTTCTGAATTTCTTCATATGTTAATTCGTTTGAATCGTCAATTTCTATATCCATTAGGGAATAAATTACTGTTTTATGAATGCCCATTTTTTCTTTGAATAAATCTATGCTGTCTGTGCTTGAACTTAATATTTCTGTTAAGTACAACTCTATTTCTTTTTTGCTTTTATCTATCATTTTTTGTGTTCGTATCATGATAATTCCTTGTGTTTGTGTATAGAATATAACATTTTTATTATATTCTCATATAAAATTATTCTTGTATTCTTATATGAAAATATTTTAATGGTCTCCCTGCGAGGACTCGAACCTCGAGCTAGGCCTTAGGAGGGCCCTGCTTTATCCAGTTAAGCGACAAAGAGATTTTTATATATATATGGTATGTTCTTAATTGATATACTATTATATACAAATTTTACTTAATTTTAATATAAAATCTATGTTTATATCTTTTTCTTTCATGATTATAATATTATCATATTGTTCTGATAAAGCCAATAATTTTTCTTTTTGAGTTTCTATTACATAATCATTTTTGGGGTCTAAAAACACATCATAATCCAATAAATAGAAGTCAGGAAAATAATTATGCTTAATACCTTTTTTGTCTATCCAAGGTATAGATTTTGGTCTTATCCATTTTATTGAATTTTCATCCAATAATTTAGCCAATCTTACTTCCCAAGATGAATCTAATTTTACTATACTACCATCTTTGCATGTGTATTCAACTGTCTTTTTACAAACTCTTTGGTAATCATTTCCTAGTTGAGTTTTGCTTATTTTATCCTTTTCTTCTTGAGTTTTGAAACGACCTTTGTTAGCACTAATTAACTCACCTGATTTATATCTATCAGATAGTTTTTCACTTCCCTCTTTTATCCTTATATCAGTTTCTTTAGTCAAACCTTTATTCCAAGCTTTTCTTCCAATTCTTTTGGATTGAGTTATTTTTAACTTATCTATATATTCTGTTCTTTTTGGGTTATCTTCACACCATCTTGAATGATTTGCCATATAGTTATTTGGTTTATTTTCCTGTGGGATGTCTTTGTTACAGTGTTTACATATACTCATTTTTATCTCCTTTTGAAGACAAATTCGCGGTCTGTCTTTTTCTATTATTTATATATTAAAATAAATACTTAAACCGACCGCGAAGAAAATTTAAGTATTTATTTTAATATATTGCTCTATCCAGTTATCCTATGGAGACTTATTTTTGGTTGCGGAGACCGGACTTGAACCGATATTATTCCAGCTTATGAGACTAGCGAGTGACCAATTACTCTACTCCGCGATATTTATCTTTTGATTGTATATTATACTAAGTCATTACTTAATAATGTTGGCAGGCGTAGTAGGAATCGAACCCACGTCTAAGGATTTGGAATCCCCAATAATAACCATTATACGATACACCTATTTTATTTATATTATTCAGAATCCTCACAATGGGCATATTCAGTGAATTTCCCAAACCAAGAACACGGATAATAATTTACTACTATTGCATGAAGAATCCACAAAGGTAAAATTATAGGACTAAAAATAATAACAAAAACTATCAGTGCATTTTCATAAATTTCATGTTTATTGATTTTCATATTAATAATCTCTTATTTTATTATATAAGATTTCACCTATAATAAATAAAGGAAAAGCAATAACACTTAATACTATCACTGTATCTGTTTTTAAATTCCTTAGTGTTTTTCTTAAAGTTTTCATATTAAGTTCCTTTATCTTCTTCTTGATATAATTATAGCAAAAATTTACTTAAAAGGAACTTAATATATGCCTAAATTTTAAAATTTCTAGGCTACTGATTCACGTAATCTGGCTCTTTTTCCTCGGTGTCCTCTTCTTTTACAGGGCAAGCTTCAAAATTTTCTTTGTCATTTTCCAATTTTTCTAGGAGAGAATTTTTTGCCACACCAGCAATACCCATTTGAATTTGCAATCTTTGCATTTCGCCATCTATAACCCTAATGTCACTTAGTATTTTTTGTGCATTTTCATCCAAAGTATCCAAAAAATACTCAACTTTATTGATTGTAATTCTCTGTCTTTCAACGATTTTATTTTCTTTCATTTTTATTCCTTATTTTTATAATTTTTATTCTCTATATTCATGTAAAATCTATTCCATGAAAATTCCTCAAATGTCATGCAGTCTTTCAGAATGCCATTAAAATCTACCAATGAAGGCTGAATCCTGATGCCTATATATTCATCATCTCTCATAATCCAATTAAAATATATTCCGTTTTTTATCAAAAACGCCTCAAGCTTATCAAGGAATGACATATTAAACATCATCCTTTTTTCTATCTGATTCTCACCTAAATCCCATAATCTTCTCAGATTTTCAGAATAAAAAGGTTTTATTGCTGCATTATGAGCAATATCAAAAATTTCGTTTGCTCTGTAATCTATATCTTCAAGCAAAATATACCATACTTTATATGGGAACATTTTCTTTGAATATAGTGCTTTTAATGTGCTTTTGTAAGCCATAGTTTTCCTTTAGTTCCTGATGTTTAATAGCCAATTCTTTGAATATTAATATGCTCCATTTGTTTACCATCGATATAAGGTATTACAATAACTTTTTCAGGAGATTTAAAATTTCCTGCTATAAGCCTATAAATCTCTGTTATACTATCAAATAATGTACCCTTTGTCTCATATCTGAGCATAACCTTAAGTTTGGTTATTTCTTGTTCGCTAAGATTTATTCCTGTTACATCCCTTAAAATTTCTGTAACAAACTCATTATCTTTTTGAACTTCTTTAAATGCATTTTGAAGAACCTTAGGTTCTCTTATGTCTTTAGTTTCTTTCGTTGCCATTCTGAAATTCTCCTTTTAAAATTGGTATTATACTATTGTATTTATAATTATACATATCATAACCTTTCTCTATTATTGATAAAAATCCATTTCTTATTGCTTTTTCTTTATCAATAATATCAGTTCTATATTCAAATGTTTGTCTATCTTCAGATATGTATGAAACTACATATCCTAAAATGTTGTTGGTTTTGCTATCGATCTTATCAAACACATAAATCCTTTCTGTAAATCTAATTGAGCTTCCTTTAGCCATCTCAAATCTGTAGTTGGTTCTGCCCTAACTTTGTCACATAATAGTCCGACTTCGTCGGCAAGTTCTTTACATTTATTCATTAAGTCAATCTCAGCTTGACTTAAATCACGATATCCTTTAATTTTCGTATGTTGGTCTTTCATGTTTATCCTTTATTTTATATTATTTATAATCTAATATTCAAACTGATCATATACAATACACAATCTATTGCAATATTTTTCATCGTCTAGGCCTGTCATTATCATTTCTTTCTCAGATAAGTCTCCTGTATTACATGCTTCAAAAATATTCATCCAGCCCTCTATAAAGTTGCTTAACCTATCTTTGAAGTGATTTGATTCCTCTTTATAAAATCCTATTCTACAATTATTATTTCCAAAATAATTTTTATCCTCTTGAACTTCTTTAATGTACTTATCATCTTCCAAGATAAATACTTCAGTCATGCCATTTTTATCCCCATATAATATTCTTTCATAAAATTTTACAGCTTTCTTTGAAATTATTTTATCACTAAAAATAAAATCATATTTTGAATTATCCAATACATTCCTTAATAAGACATAATATATGTTTTTTATTAGAGTATGACCCTCTTCAATCAATAACGATTTATAATTGCCCCTCTTAATAAGATAATTATCGTCACTCAGAATAATATTTTTTTTAGATGTTTTGATATGGCCTAAATATTTTTTATCATAATCCACAATAAAATAATAATCCTTAAAATTATATATGCTATATGGTAAATTCTTTATATTAACAAACAACGAAGCAGAATTTTTCATTAATTCCCATTCCTTTTGTAAATCATAATCAGGAGTTATTGTTGACCCCACTGGCATCTCACTTACAGGCTTTTCACTCTCAAATGACTTATAAGCATTAGTAAACGAAGAATTTTCTCCAAACGATTCTTTCATCTCTTTAGTATCTTTCTCTTCATCTGATTCTACATCTTTTTTAATCTTCTTTAATGCTCTTCCTACGATAGTGTCACTTTCATCATCAGAGTCATCTCCTGAACCAGCCCAATCAAGGTCTAATTGCTCAACAGTCTCATTCTCAAACGTAAAACCGAAATCCATAGGAGGTAAAGAATTTATGTCAATATTTTCTACACCGTATGCCAATGTCACATGAGATTTGTATTCGTCAAAATCTGAAATAAATTTGTATTCCTGTGTTAAAATCTCATTTCTTCTTAGTAAATCAAAAGAATTTATTTCGACAACAAGTGTATCACTTTTTTCGCCAAATAGGTTAAATTCTTGAAAAGTTCCAACTGCTGTATATTCTGCTGGTTCAATCTCATTAACCTCTGGTTGCTTCGAATAGATAAGGGTACAATGTAAGGAATTATTTATATCTACACCCTTAAGGTATTTTTCCTGATATTCTTTAACAAGTGCCTCAGTTTCTTCTGACAATTTTACTGAGATATAAACGCCTCCAGGATAAAAAATCTCAGGTTTTTCAACTTCCCTTGTCTCATCAGGCTCATTTGAAACTTCAAAGCCTTCACTTATAAATTCACTGAATGTTCTTAATTTGTTCATTGTAGACTCCTTTATGATTATTTATATTTTTACAAGAATTGCTAAATATTATCCCATTCATCATCTTCCATATCTGACATGATACCAATTTTGTAATCAGTTATTTCGACTTCTTGTGGAAGTACTTCTTCTCTTCCTTGTCCTAGCCATTGGTCCATCCACGGTAAAGGATTTTGTGTAATATCAGTGAACATTTTAGGTTCTTTAATTGCTCGAAGTCTAGTGTTTGTTATATGTTTCATATAACGAGTTAATATGTCAGCGTTTAAACCAATCATACTGCCTTCTTCAAATAGTTCTTCTGCCCACTCAATTTCATCTGCTGCAGCATTTGCAAACATTTGTGTTACCTCATCTTTACAATCTTCAATAACTTCAAGGAACCCTTCTTCCTCTTTTGTTTTAAGGATGTTGATAAGTTTCTGTGTTATTTGTAAGTGTAAGATTTCATCACGAGCAATAAGTTTTAACTCTTGTGCATTGCCTGTCATCTTTTTGTTTTCAGCAAATGCGAATGTGCAGGCAAATGATACAAAGAAACGAATACCTTCAATTATGTTCCAAGCAATAAGTGCTAACCATAATAATCTTTTAAGTTTATAAATGTCACTTTCTGGTGAACCTTTTGCTTCCCATTCTGCTAAGGCTACATAAAAATCTTCATAAGGCTTCATAGTTCTAATAGTGTGTTTTGTAATTGTTTTTTCTGTTAAGATAGTGTCAAATATCTCAGCAGGATTATCAAATACATTTCTTAAAATGTACGAATATGTATCACTGTGGTTTACTTCCTGAAACTGTAATCTCGTCATCGCTACTTCAAAAGCAGGGTTTGTACATACTCGACCAAATGTGGCAAGTATATCACGACCTTGATTTGAGTCCCAAACAATTTGTCTCTTAAGATTTTTATTGAAAATATTTTGCGTATTGGCAATAAATTCTTTATAATCTAAACCATCTTGTGTGAGATTGACCTCAGCAGGTTTCCAAAAGTTAGCATCCATTTTTTCGGCTAGGTCATAGAACTCAGGATATTTCATAATATCATATCTTTGTATATTCCTCCCTGAACCAAAAAAGATTGGTTCCCTCATTATGTCTAGTCGTATTTTTTCGTCATAAAGTTTCATACTTATCCTTTTTTTTTATTATTATACAAAAATTTAACTTAATTTTTTAAATAGTTAATTATACTGCACACCCACCACCTGAACAACTTTCATCTTCAACCGTTTCTTGTAATTCATCAAGAATACTAATAAATGTTGAATAATAAGTTGTTTTAAGGCCTATTCTATGTGCTTCTGTGATACTTTTTATCATCAGTTTCATTGGAAACTTAGGTTTACCGTTTGAATCCATAACAAAATCATTCTCTGTCCAATACACATTTGTTGAAATTGCTTGGTCAATGTATAGTTGGAATCTTGCTAACATTCTTAAATATTTAATATTATCTAGTTCCGTTGCTAATGTGTAGTACTGTGAACCTTTTGCAAAGTTAGGCACGATTTGTTTAAAGTTTCCAATTTTAGATTTTTTGGTAGTGATTAAATCTCTTGGCATATCAATACCACTTGTACTGTTACTGAAATCAGAACTTGTACCTGCTGGCGGAATAGCACTTAAAACAATATGTCTTAAACCAAACTCAACAATATCTTTTCTTAACTGTTCCCATTTTTCATGAGATATAAATTTCCATTTACCATCATTTGGTAACCATCCATCTGCGTACTTAGATTTAGTACGGAAGTTTGGTGCTTCACCTCTTTCTTTGGCAAGGTTCATACTCGCTGTTAATAGATTAAATTGTAAGTGTTCTGCAAATTCTTCTGCATAATCAAGTGCTTCATCAGAATCATATTTTACTTTTTTCTTAGTTAAATAATGTGCCCAATCCGAAATACCAATACCTAAGTATCTGTTGTTGATAGTGCTGTTCTCTGCTGCAGGTAATGGATATTCTTGTATGTCAATAATATTATCTAGTGAACGAACTAACTCATTTGCTAATCTTGGAAGTTCATCTAACCCTTTGATTTTACCAGCATTTACATTACTAAGAATGCATAAAGCAATAAGGCCATCCGGGTCATTTAAGTCTTTAAGTGGTTCAACTTCTAAGAGAATCTCTGCACATAAATTTGACATTCTAATGCTTGCTTTAATTGGTCCTTCGTTTACATTGTCAAGAAATAATGGATAATATCTACCTGTCTCAAATCTTTCTGTCGCAAATGTTTTAAGTAACTTTCTGGCGTTTACTTTTTTCTTACGAATTCCACTTTTGTTTTCATATTTTATGTATGTTTCTTCCCATAATTTATAATCATATAGGTTATTAATTAAATCACGAGTTTCTTCAGCGCTGAATAATGTTATCATTTCATTATTCCTAGCACGGTCAAAAAATAATTTATTAAAACCAATGCCATAATCCAGTTTCTTAACTGAATTCTCTGGCGTGCTTTTATTGGATTTTAGTGTAAGGATTTTCTCGATATCCCAATTCCAAAACATATGGTATGAAGTAGCACTGCCTCCTCTCGCACCTTGCGAAAATGACTTAACTGCTCCTTCAAACCACCTAAGGATAGGTACAGGCCCAGTGTGTTTAACTGTACCATTCCTAACGCCAGCGCCTAATCCACGAATACTGCCGCCATGAATACCGATTCCTGCTTTATGTGCTGTCATTACGACTGCTGCACCATTTGCAGCAGTGAGTGAACCAGTCGTATCACCTGTATCAATTAAACAACAACTTGCGTATCCTTTTGAAGGTGTTCTCAAACCACTCATAATAGGACTAGGTAAGCTGATTTTAAATGTGCTAAGGTCATTGTAATAGTCAAGTATTAAAGAATTTCTTTTTGGGTCCCCTTTAAACATTGCCATTGCAACAAGCATATTAAGTTCTTGTGGTGTTTCGAGTAACTTTGATTTAGTTTTTGACTTAACAATAAACTTATCAATAGCAGTGCTTAAGCCTGCGTATGTAAAATCAAGATCACGATCATACTTAATTTTGGATGCCCAATGTTCAATTTCATCATTTGTATAGTGTAAATGGAAGTCTTCATAAAAACCTAATTTAATGTTTTTATCAATAGTTTCCATCAACGGTTTGGGTTCATACTGTCCCCAAACTTCTTTACGAATCTCCATAAGTAAACTTCTTGCTGCAGCAAATTGGTAATTAGGATGTCTCAGACTTATTAAATCTGCCGTTGCTTTTGTTGTTACTTTATGAATATCAGATGTTTTGATACCGTCAACAAACTGTGGTGCTGCAGCAAGTTCAATTTCCGATATAGAACAACCAGATAAACCTTCTACAAACCATCCTACCATTTCGTGGTATTTTTCTAAGTCAATAGGCTCTTTACGACCATCTCGCTTTGTTACATTCATTATTTCTATCCTTTATTTATCATTGATTGTTATGCCATTAGGGTTATAATCATCTGCTAATGTTTTTAGCATTCTAACTCTGTCAGCCTCTGTCTGTTTCTCGATTTCCTCTTTACGGTCCTGATATTTTCTATCTTCAATGTATTCGTCAAAGTTATTATCATAAGCATACCGATTTGTTTCATAATCTTGAAGTATTGTCTGTTTCATATTCTCATCAGGAGCAGCAAAAGTGCATTTCTTGTCTTTTACATAATTTTTCTTGAAATCCCTTTTCGTATAGGATAAAATCTTACCTCCGGTTGTTATACCATCATCATTATATTCAAAAATTATTGACTTTTTTGAATCACTCTTTACCAAATATACTGTCTCTTTTGTTTCTTTATTTTTGTAGAACAAAGTTTTTCCTTGTGTTTTATTAATTATATTGTTTGTATTATTTATTTTATCTAAAAAATACTTAATTTCCTATATTTCCTATCACCACTCATCTTCATTAATCTCAGGTTTTTCCAGAATTTGAACGCTTAAATTTGTGAACATATATTCTAGGTTGCCCCTTGACTGTTTGTCTGATGTAGGTGCTGTATTATTTATACTCCTAAAAAAATGTTTATGAATTTTATCAGAAATGTTTTCATTATATTCATTTATAATATCAGTGTATATAAAGTCAAAATCTGCATTTTTGATAAAAGATATAAATTTTTCTATGTCTTGAGTGCTAAAACCTTGATACGAACTTCCTTGCGAAAAATAAGGAGGATCAAGGAATAAAAAAGAATTTTTGATTATATCATCACCAATGCTATTCAGGACATCGTCGTACTGACCATTCATTATCACTGTATCCTGAAGCCTATCCTTCACCGATTTAAAATTTCTTGAATCAAGGATATAGTGTCTATTCCCGAAACTTTGGTTCATTCCATTAGGACCAAATCTGAGCATAGAATTTATGCATGAATTTGCTAGCATATGAAGATAAATGCCTTCATCAAGTGTATCAGAGTTCCAGTGATTTTCATTAAACCAATCCCTAAAATCATAATAATTTTGTTTTTCTTTAATGTCACCGAAGGTTTCAAGGACGAATGATATTTTGCTTTTGTAATGATCATAGGTATTTAAAGGGTCCTTGAAACTCTCGTATATTCTGGTGATGTTTCTATCAATGTCATTGATATAATATTTTTCAAATTTTTTTGTTAGATTAAAGAGTATAGCACCTGAACCAGCAAAAGGTTCAATGTAATATTTTTTGTTGCTCTGATTAAGGACCAAATTAACATCTTCAGTATAATTAAATTTGGTCCCACTGTACCTAAAAAAATTTGTTTTCATGTT